TCCTCCGTCATGGTCGCCGGATACGACAGCCTCACGGCGGTGTATCGCGGCAGGACGATGTTTTCGGCGTTCCTCACGAGAATGCCTTCCCCGGCCCCCGAAATCCTCGAAACTCCTCCTCTTCTTTCGCCCGCCCCGTTGACCGTGTCGGCGATGGCGTTCCAGTCGTCCGCCCTGATGGACAGACGCTCGCCCTGTCTTACTTTTCTTATCATGTTCTCACCCCCTCGCCGACAGTCCGAGGCGTTCCTCGTAGTCGCACTGCAGGTACATTTTCTCAGTGAAGGCGTAGGCTGGCGTGGTCACCACCAGGCCAGACGTCTCGTTCTTCTTCTTGCGGTAGTCTATCCACAGATATTCCCAGCCACCCTTCACGATGTCGTCGCCGTCCCAGCCCTCGACCTCCACGGCGTTCTCGTTGTTGCTGAACTCGAACTTGTATTCGACCTGGTAGATGGTCCGGTCGCCCGAATCGACCTCCGAGATGTCGGCCGACACGAAGAGCAGCGTTCCCGCAGGGAATCCCCTGAACTCAGCCGAGTTGACGTGAGCCCCGTGAAGCAGGATGGAATTTCTAAGGTTCGTTGTGAAGTCCTTCTTCAGGAAGCACTTGACGATGGTCATGGTCACGACCGGAATTCTTATGTCGGTGCCCTGCGGCTCGCCGTCCACCACGTTGATGGCACCGCCGTAGTTCGGCATGTGCGTCCTCCCCGCGTTGGCGTACCTCCACATGGTCCTGCGGCTGGTCTTCACGCTGGCGGTCGTCATGCTCACAGAATAGCTTGTCCGCTCCTCCGGAAGTTTCTCGTTGGCCGAGTCGAAACGCCTGGAAGAATAGCCGTAGGTCGAAGCCACCTTCCAGCCGTCTCCAAGACGGCCCTCCACCTCTATGGTTCTCAGGCCCATGCCGGAATACTTGGACGGTACAGCCTTGGCGGCCTCCGAAACCGCCTCGGCTTCGTCAGCCACCCCCGACACCGACCAGTGGAGACGGCCGGACGTGGCCCGGCCCATGCTGTCGTCGAAAACGATGTCGCTGTACTCGTACAGCTGTTTGACTACTGGTAAAACTTCGGTCATGTCGTCACCCCTCGAAAGTCAGCGAAGCGTCCTCCGCCGTGTTGCGTTCTATCTTTTCGGCCAGGCTCCTGATGTCCCTGACAAGCGACCATCCGGCCTCGCCACCTCCGGCGGCGAACAGGGCCGCGGAGAAACTGCCGAAGCCAGTACGGCCTGCGTTCATCCAGGCGGACGCGTTCGGCATCGCCGTCTTGCCTGTTGAGACTCCAAGACCTCCGGAGTTCTCGGCGGTCTTCCTGGCGTCCTCGGCCTTGCGTCTCCCCTCCTCTATGGCCTTTCGGGCCTCGGCCTTCGCCTCCTCCATCTTCCTCCGCCATTCGTCGCGGCGGGAGCTGAATTCCTCGGCGTCACGCTGGCGGTCTATCTCCGCAAGACCGTTCCTGTATTCTTCCTCAAACTGCTTCTTCCGTCTCGCCGTCTCCTGGTCCCGTCGTCTCGCCTCCACATCGATTCGGGTGTTGTCGGCGGCGGCCTGTTCCAGCGTGAAACCGCTTCCAGGCGTCAGGGCCTTGGCGTAATTCCACGTCTTGGCCAGGCCATCCATGAAACTGCCCATCGCGTTGGAGACGTCGGCGAACGTGGACAGAATGCTTGTCTTCACCGCCATCCAGGCCTTCAAGATCCAGTCTCCCATCCTTCCGAAAGCGTCCGTTATGGTGAAGCTCCACTCCGCCCACTTGTCCGCTATCTCCGCCATGAAGCCATAGAATACGATTTTCACCCCCGAAAGGGCGACCGTGGCCATCGCCGACAGGTCGCCTGTCAGAAACGCCTGCTTGAACAGCTGGAAAGCCTCCTTCAGCGACCCGCCCAGAACACCGAACGCAGCCTTCGCCGTCTCGCCCAGTCGGTCAAACGCTCCGCTGACATACAAGGCGACCCCTGCCAGGGCGGGCAGCATCACAAGGGGCCCCGACATCCAGAACTGAAGGCCTCGCAGAAACGTCCACGCTGATTTCAGCGACAGGAACGCCGACACCGAAGCGTGGACGGCGGTTGTCATCACACCCAAGGCCGCCGTTGCGATTGTCATGGATTTGCCTATTCCGTAAACTGCCACCCCTGCGGCCAGGATGGCGGCTGTGGCCTTTACGAAACCGACCACCACGCCCTTGTTGCCGTCTATCCACCTGGCCGTCTGTGTCAGGGCGGACGATATGGCGGCCATGTAGGGCTTCACGACCTCCGAGACGATTTTGCCGAACGAAAGCGTCACGCCCTCAAATGCGCTGGAAAGAGTCCGGATAGTTCCGCCTATCCCGCTCTCCATTTCGGCGGCCGTGTCCCTGGCCGCGCCAGCCGTCTTCGTCTTGAGTTTCTGAATGAACGCATCCAGCTGGGCGGCGTTCGTTGACAGGTTCAGGCCTCCCGCGCTCCCGATTCGCCCGAAAATCTGGTTGGCGAAGGACAGTTTCTCGCCTGTCGGCATACTGGCCATCGCCTTCCCCACATCTGCCAGAATGTTCGGCATCTCACGGAGATTCCCGTTCGCGTCCATCGTCTCTATTCCCATCCGCCTCAGCTTTTCCTGAACCGATGCGTTGGAGAACTGTACGTAGGCGTTCTTGAGAGCGGTGCCCGCCATCGTCCCCTTTATGCCCATGTTGGCCAGCACGCCCAATGCGCCCGCCACGTTTCGTATATCCTCCCCGGCGGCTGCGGCCTGGGGGGCGGCAATCTTCAGCGATTCCCCAAGGTCGTCCAGCGTCTGGGCGGAGTTGTTGGCGGTCGTGGCAAGAATGTCGGCTATCGAGGACGTGTCGGACGCAGACAGGCCGAAAGTGCGCAGACTCGCCGCCGCTATCTCCGAAGCCCTCGACAGCTCCGTGCCCGTGGCCAGCGACAAATCGAGCATCGCACCGATGGCCGAGTCAATCTCCCCAGTGGTAAACCCCATGCGGCCCAGGCTCCCCATGCCCTCCGCGACCTGCTTCGCCGTGAAGCTGGTCTCCCTTCCCAGTTTCCTGGCCTTGTCGGTCAGGCTGTCGAATTCCTTCCCGCTGGCCCCCGTCACTGCCCTGACCATCCGCATCGCGTCGTCGAAGGAAGCGAAGGCACGAGCCGACAAAACAGCCGGAGCCGCCATCGCCGTCCCCATCGTCATCATCGTCTTGCCCACAGAGGTCACGGAGTCGCGGAAGGCCACAAGCCTTTCCTGCGCCCGTCTCAGTCCCTTGACCAGCTTCGCGTCGTCCGCCGTGAGTTCAACATAAGCTTTTCCCGCCTTAACACTGCCCATTTTCACTCCTTATCCTTATGGCACCAGAACTGCCGAGGGCCGCCATCGCCGCTCCAAGTCCGGCGTCGTCCAGTTTTTCAATCCGTTCAACTATCGGGTTGAAGTCGTCAGATGAAAAGCCTCCCTCGCTCCCGAACGCCGTGTTCGCCATCATCGCCATGAGGCCGGAGGCGATTCCCCAGTCGTGTTCCTGTCGCCCCCTGGCCATCGACAGAAGCTCCGACATGGTCATGCCCCACGGCTCAACCCCCACTATCCCCGCAAGTTCTAGACATCGCCTGTAGCACCGCTCGCCAGGGCCTCCATGGCCTTGTCCATCTTCGCCGCCTCTTCCTTTTTCGCCCTTTCCAGGGCCATTCCCAGCAGGCGGCGCCTCCGCTGGTCCGGGAAAAAATTTACAAGGTCTTCCATCAGGGCATCCGTGGCCTCCGCTATCGCGTCGCCAGCCAGGGATTCCCCGAAATCGTCCTCGCTCACGCCCATCTTCTCAAGCTCGGGGCGGTGCAGGGCGCAAAGAACATCCGCCAGCAGCACCGGGTCGGTGGACAGCTCCTCCGCAAGACTGCCGCCCGCTATGTCAAGGAGGTTTTTACCAGTCAGCTCTCTGACTCTTCTAATCGTTCCAACGTTCACCGACAGAGCCCAGCTGCGGCCCCTGTTGTCATGCCATATCTTCATGTTGTCTCCTTTGCCTGTAAACCAAAAAAAGGCGGCCCCGCCGAAATGCGAAGCCGCCCCCGGCGGTCAGCCGTCAAAGTTCATCCCGCTCAGGTGGGAGTCTGTTCGTTGCTCCCTTGGGTTGTGGGAGTGGTCCAGACGGGCGTGCGGGTGCCGGCGAACAGCTTCGCCTCAACATCCGCCGCAACCAGGTTTTCGTTCCCCTGGTCTTCGTCCCATTTTGTAATGATGAAGTCCGCGTCGAACGTCCCGCTGGCGCAGCCGACCAGGAAGGCTGTGGCGGTACCTGCGAAGGCGTTGGTTCGGATGGTCTCGTAGCTTGAATCCGCGCTGTCGTAGATGTACTTGAAGCTCAGCGTGGCGTCACGCAGAGACGGGAGGTTCACCTTCCATCCGCCAGTGCCGCGGTCGGTCGCGTCGATGCTGTCGGTGCTGACGGTGAACTTGCCGTCCCTGATGTGGTCGATGGCGGTCGCCGCGGTCTGCCCAGCGGCGCCGGTCTTGAGGCTCAGGACTGCGCCTGTCTTTCTTGCCATTTCCGTGTCTCCTTTCGTTTGATTTTATTTCAGAATGTCGTTCCACGCCTTCGCCAGGCCGTCCCTGGCCTTTTCCAGTGCCGGGCCCATGCTGGGCCTGGCGGCGATGGTCACCATCCTCTCGTCATCGTGGCGGCCGTCCCAGTCGTAGTAATGCCACTCGACCAGGGTTTTGCCGCCGTATTCCAGAATGGCCGGAATGCGGCTCTTCGACAGGGCCTTCGGCCCGATGTAGGCAGCCAGGCGAGTTGTATCGATGTCGAAGGCGTAGGTCTTGCGCCAGCCGTGGAAGTCTCTCGGTGGCTGTCCCGCCTTCGACCTCTTCGGCATTGCCGTCACGACCTCCTTGCCAAGAGGCGTGACGTAGAACTGTCGGACAAGGCGGCCTTTCTTTATCAGCCGCTTCGCCGTTTGACGGAGGTATCCGGCGGCCTTCTTCAGCCAGTGGAGCTCGGCCTTCTTCGTCCTGTCGGTCATCCTCATGACGATGTCGCCGATTTCAAGCTTCGCTGTTATCATTAGAACGCCCTCGCCGTGACCCTGGCCGTACCGAAGAACTGCTTCTTGCGGGAATAGGCCTCGGGCGAATAAAGCAGCGTGACCTCCACGGCGGTGACAGCTCCCGAAGTCAGCGTCTTGCCGCAGAGCTCCGTGACGATGGATTCCATCGTCTCGGCGGTGGCGGTCAGGTCGTCGTAGCCAGACAGCCATTTCACAAGACCCACGTCGTAGAGATAGACCGGGCAGGGCCACTGCCGACCCTCCGCAGTCACCTCCATGCCGGAGGGGACCACGAATATTCTGGCCGTCTCATGCTCGCCCAGGTCGAACGATGGAGCCAGGGAGACTTCCGAACTGGCGTATTCGGAAACTGCGTCCGCAATTTCCTGCGCCATGGTCATCATGATTCCGCTTTCGCTCATTCGTCCGTCTCCTGTTCGGTCTCGGCGACCAGCTCGGTGTGAATTCGTATGGTCTTTCCGACACGGTCGTGGTTCGCCCAGCATGGTTCGCCGGCAGGCTCCGAGACGCACCAGTCGCGGCCGCCCCAGGTCACAACGTCACGCACCTGCGGAGTCACGCCCAGTTCGGACGCCTTGACGATGAAGTCCCGTCTCGCGCTCCGGCTGCTGATGCCGTCCCACCAGCCTGCCGCCTCGGCGGTGCTGTCGTAGGAACGGCCCAGCTTCGCCTTCAGCGCGGACGCAATCGACACGCCGTCTCTGGAGTAGGCGATGGTCTCGTCCCAGCCGATTCCGGCCAGGTTGTCACGTCCCGCGTCGAAGATGCCCATGGTTATTTGTTCAGGATTACCTGGACCGCTCCGCCGCTGGATGCCGCTTCCAGGGCCTTGCCGATGGCTGCGCCAGATGCGCTGGTGGCGGTCACGGCATTGCTGGCGAAATAGACGGTGTCACCTACGGAGATGGAGCCGCCTGCCTCGAAGCTGTAAATGCCGGTGGTGTCCAGAGCGCAGACGACGCCCTGGGAGACGGGGCAGTGGGTCACGCCCCAGAAATTGTCGAAAATCTTGACGGGCTGTCCGGCGCTCAGCGAGCTGGCTGCGCTGACGTTGACAGTGTCGGCTTTCTTGATGTATTGAGCCATTTGTATTTCCTCCTTTGCTGTGTTGCAGTTGATTTCCCCCGCCGAGCGTGACTCCGCTGGCGGGGGGGTGTCCTTATGCCTTGTCGCACTTCAGGCCGCCGCAGTAGTCGGCCTTGGCCACGCCGAAGTCCATGTAGGCCCTGTAGCGGATGCCCAGGGTGTCGAACTCCGCGTCGCTGGATTCCACAACGGGAGTCTGGCGGCCGTCCAGGAAGGCGACCTGGATGGTGGCCAGGGCGGCGGGGTCGTCCAGCAAATACCAGTCGTCCGCGCTGTAGCCGCTGATGCCGCTGTCCTCAAGGTAGGCGGAGCCAACGGGGCGGTATTTGCCGCGGTGCGGGTTGCCCGTGGTGATGGTCTTGCCGCTGACGGTGGTGCGGCATTCAGCGTCGTTGAACAGCTTCTGGGCCTCGATTTCAAGGCTGGTTGGCACAAGCAGGATGCTGGGGGTGCCGCCGATAAGCTCGCCCTTGTGCTTGCGCAGCTTGAAGGCGCCAACGGCCGCGGACAGGTTGTCCAGGTTCAGCTCGCCCGCGCTGGTGCGCAGGTTGCCATGGGCGGAGCTGAAGAATGTGGAATTGTCCAGGAACTCGGTCCAGAAAGCCTTGTTCAGGGCGAGGCCCGCCTTGCGGCCCAGCTGGAACAGGTTCTTGCGGATTGCGTTCAGGTCGTCGTTGATGATGTCCTCGCGGGTCACGGAAATCATCATGCCGTAGTTGTCGACCTTGTTTTTCCAGCTCTCTTCGCTGATGGAGCCGTGCTCGAACTTGCCGCCTGCGGGGATCTTCTTGAAGTCGCCGTCCAGGCCGAGACGGTAGGTGGTGAAGGTCTTGAAGTCGGGAGTCGACACGATGTCGGCGATTTCCCGCCAGGCCTGTTCGACGTAGGCGAAGCCGTCCTTGATGCGCTTGTTGGCGGCGTTGCCCAGGATGCCGGGAATGTTGATGTTGCTGAAGGCAGCCTTGACGTGTTCGATGGCTCTGCCGAGGTTGGATGCTGTCAGAACCTCGCCGTCCCAGCCGCCCATGCGGGCCGCCATGACGATGGCGTGCTTGATGCCGATGCCGTCGCCGAATTTGCGGGACGCCACTTCGGCGGCCTTCACGTCCTCGTTCTCAACGCCCAGGGCGTTGTTCAGGGCGCAGGCGATGACGTCGGATTCGGTTGCCTCGCTCCTGGCCACGATGACCTGGGGAGCTGGGCGTGCGGAACGTTCGGCCTCTCTCTTCTCCATTGCTTCGATTTTGCCATTGAGGGCGGCAATGGTCTCGCCCATGGTGGCCAGGGTCGCCTTCAGGTCGGCGCTCTGTTCGGGGGTCTTGGTCTCTTCTGCCATTTTCGTTTCTCCTTCTGGTTTGACTATCGGCGATTGAAGCGCCGCCACAATACTCATGCTGGTTTCAGGGTCCGCACCGATGGCCACCAGGGAGATTTCCCTAAGCAGGGATTTCTCCACGATGACCGCCGGGCCTTCCACCTCGCGTCCGTTGCAGGTCCGTTTCTCGCCTGGCTTGACTTTCCTCATCGCCAGGTTTTCCGCCCCGATGGAGACCTGCCACTCCCATCGGCTGCCGCTCTCAATCATGGCCTGCCCCATTCTGGTGGAGCGGTCCAGCTCTCCGGAATAAGTCAGGCACGTGTCGCTTTTCTCAACCTGCGCCACGCCCAGCCTGTAGCCAGGCTCGTACTGGTGGTTGTACATGATGGGCACCTGGGCGGCTATCTCCATGCCCGCAAGGTCCACCACGACACGGCCAGCCCATTCCTGTGACACGGGCCCGCCCGAATAGGCCACGCCGGAGCACTTCGCAGGCTTCACCTTGTCGGGCTCGCCGAAGCAGATGACCCTTTCGGCCTCGCCTATCTTCTCAATCTCGTTTTTCGCTTCCTCTTCCATCTTCTTCTCCTTTGTCGTCCTCCGCCGGCTGTGCCGCCGGCTGGAGCTCCACGCCGTATTCCTTCGCCATGTCCTGCCTGAAACGGGCCTCCTTGAACAGCTGGCGCGTAACCGCCTGCCAGTCCCGGCCGTCCTCCATGCAGACGTCAGCAAGCGTCCGGCTGCCCGTCTCCATCATCTTGGCTTCGGCGTTGGCGTCCTTGACGGGGTCGATGGGCGGACGGCCTGCCCAGAACCACACGTGTCTGGGAGTCTCCTTCCCCGGGCAGGCCTCCCGCCACCATGAGCGGAAGAGCTTGTCAAGGCAGTCGTGTTCCAGCTTGCCTCGTTCGACCCGCTGGCTCCGGTCGTAGTTCTGGGCGTCAATCCTCGCCGAGGCGTAGGTGTAGGCGGTGCTGTCTCCGGTCACCACGTTGCGGGTCGCAAGCAGGCAGCGGGCGCATTCTATTTTCGTCTGCAGGGCGAAGCTCTGCTGGCTGTCGCTCGGCGTGGACATCTCGAACTGCTGAGCGTCGTAGCCCAGGGGCAGGGTCACCCAGCTTCGGCTGGGGAGCCTGAAGGGCCTGAACGGCTCGCCGTCTATGCCCTCGTATTCCGGATCCACGTCAATGCCGCTTGGCTTCAGCACGCCCGCCACGCTGGCGGAGTTTTCCATCTTTTCAAGCATCGCCTTGGTGTAGGCCCTCAAAATGGCCACGGACGGCAGTGCGCTGGTTATCATCGGCACGCCTCGCCGCTGTTCGGGGCGGGTGCGGTTGAAAAGGTGGATCATGTATTCGGCGGGCACCGTGACGCTTGGCCCGTCCGCATTGACGGAGGGGTGTTTGACGGCAACGCTGTAGGCGGTCGGCCGTCCGAACGCGTCAAACCACACGCCATCCGCCTGCATGTCGTCGTCCGTGTCCATCTCCATGCGGGGGCTTCTCACACGCTCGCAGTCAATGAGCTGGGGATAGAGCTTTTCGCGGCTCGGCAGGGCGGGGCAGTCGCAAAGCTGAATGAATGCCTCCCCATCCCGCGCCTTGGTCATCCACGCCACTCTCAGCGTTTCGCCCAGATCGACCGCCTCGCTCCACTCGGCCCATGCGCTCTCAATGGCGTTGGCCTCCATCTCGTCCATGTCGGTCAATTGGAGACGGGGCATCACGCCCACCAGGTCGCTGGCAACCTGTTGTATCATGCCGTCAAGCCACGGGTTGTTGGCGACCTCGTAGCGGGCCCTGTCACGCAGGCGTTCTCTTACGCCAGGGCTGTTGCTCTGGTCGGCGTTCAGGTTGTCGGCCCACTTCCAGTACTCCCTGTTCCCGGACGTGGTCTTTTCGGCGTCGTAGGACGCCTTCACCTTCCAGCCTCCAAGCCCCAATATCTTGCGCAGTATGTTCATACCGTACCGTTGCCCTCCGCCACCGAAATGCCGAACGGGGCCCGTCTTTTCGACTGCGCCTGCTTCGCCATCGCCAGCAGTTTCGCCACGTCGTCGGCGGAGTCGTTCACAACTTGCTCGCCATCGACCTGGTACTGCTTCGGCTGGTTCAGCCGCTTGGCTAGTATTTCCTGAATCTGCTCCTGTGTCAGCATTCCTTTTCTCCTTTGGCTATATATGGTAAAAATCAAGGCTTTACGCTACACAAGCAGGTTTTCCGGTATCGACACCCTTTTGGGAGTCCCTTTCTTGCGTCCAGGCTTCACGGGTTCGGGCGGCGCCGGCTTCGGCTCTTCGCTTTCGACCCATTCCGGACTCCACGCCTTCGCGGGTTTCGGCTCCATCCTGTAGCCCAGTTCGTCAAGCCTCAATCCCCGCTCGCTGGCTGCCACGTAGCATCCGACAACGCAGTCCAGGAAGTGGTTGTCTCGGCCGGGGAGGCACTTCCACACGTCAACCCTCCGGCTCTTGCCAGCAGTGGGCGTGGAATACTCCGCCGTCAACTGCTCGGCCAGCATCCTGTGGTCGTAGGCCGCCGTTCGCCTGTCGCCGAAGACCATGAAACTTCCAGCCACACCGGACGGGGTCAGCAGCCTCGAACGCCACAGGCTCTTGGCGAAGTTCGTGTCGTACTGCACAACACGGGCCGTCCTCTTTTTGCGGTTGCTCTGGATAATCCAGAAATCGCCGACGGTGTCGCCACGTCCCCGCTGGTACTCGTTGAAGGGCTTGCGGTCTGCCGTGATTCCCACGCCCTTGCTGGCCATGACGATTCCCTTCCACTCCCCACGGGCGCAGAACTGGTAGATTCCCAGCGTGGACTTGCCCCATCCGGAGTCAATAAGGCAACGCTCTATCTGCATCTCCGTCCCGTCCTCCCTGACGTAGTTCGTCAGGATGTTCCCGCACAGCCCCTCCAGGGCCTTTTGCAAGGCGTGGTCGAAACTCCCGTCTCCGTCCTGGTAGCTCTTCGCCGCGTCGTTAAGCGTGAAGTAGGCCCTGTGCTGGTCGGGCCATGAGCCGTAGTCGATGACGTGAGCCGTCCAGTCCGAGGCGAACGCCATCACGGCGTAGTACAGCAGCTTCCCCTGGACGTCGATGAACGCCTCAAGCCGCTCGCACTCGATTGGCACCGTCCGCCGCTTCACGCCGCTGCATTTCTCGTACACCTGCACCGTGGTCAGGCCCTCCGCGTCCTCAAGCTGAAGCCCCAGCGGGGCGTTCTGGTATTCGGAAAAGAAGCTCGCCTTGTCGCTGAAATACAGGTCCATGGCGTGCTGTATCGCGCTCGCCTGGTCGGGGTTGTAACGCTCCTTCCAGGCGCATTCCGCTCCCCTGTCCAGCTCCTCCCTGTGGGCCAGGTAGTATTCAGTGGCGGGGGCCTCGCCCTTTCCCGCCCTGTGACCCTCCGCCCACGTTTCTGCATACAACTGCCACGCCTCCATGTCGGCAGGCATCCTGTCCATTAGGGCGTAGCGTCTCCCGTGCCATGACGGATTGCGCTTCGCGTCCAGTATCTGGTCGGCCATGTCCTCGGGCCTGATGACCGTGCAGCACATCACTCCGGCAATCTTCTTCCCGGGCCCGGCGAGTCCCAATACCGTGCCTCTCAGGATGGCCAGGCGTTTCTGGTTCTGCTCCGGACTGCCCGCCGATTCATCGTTTTGCGGGTCGTCAAGGAACACGAAGTCGGGGCGGAGCTCCCTCCCGTCCGCCGTGGTCCGTTTCATGCCTCGAATGCGCCCCGTTATCCCGCAGCAGCTTATCTGGCAACCCGACGACGGCGAGCCGTCAACGGTCGGGAACACCACCTCGGTGGAGCCTCCCCATTGCATCCTGGTGTGCTTGCCGTGGATGTGCTGCCCCTGACACCGCTGCATGACACGACCCAGGCTCTTCACCGGGTGGCAGACTTCGGGAAAGTCCTCCTGCAGCCGCTGGTTCGTCTCTATCTCCATTTTCACGCAGTCCAGGATTTCGGCGGCTGCCGACTCTCCGTCACCTATGGCCACGATGAAGTGCCGGTAGCCGTACAGGGCCGCCCAGAGTATCGCCCTCTCAAGTATGCTTGTCTTCCCGCTTCCCCGTGGCATCGCCAGCGCCATCAGCCCGCCGTTTTTCACCTTGTCCTCGATGTCGGCCATGACCTCCAGGTGCTGCGGGCTCCACGGCAGGGCGAATTTCTCCCCGCTCCGGAAATACGTCTCGATGAACAGCCGAAGACTTTCACCGCAGGCCCTGCGCCTATCAGGGTTGACCACGGCGGGTATGTCGCCAATGTCCCGTCCCGCCATGGACTCGTTGCGGGCCCTGTCGGTCATGTACTCCAGTCGGCGGCCGTAGTCCCATTTGCCCTTCGACTCTTTCGGCTTGATGATGTCGCTCAGCTTCGCCATCATTCCTCCGCTTCAATTTCCGGCAGCACCTGGCTGGCGTACTGCTCAAGGTATATCTTGACCATGTTCGGCACGCCCTCCTTCGCCAGCTTCACAACCGCCTGTCTGATTTTCAGCTTCGTCCGCAGCTGCTCCATCCTGTAGGCCGCCTGCGCCTCCGGGCATCCGGCGAAGTCCTCCGGAGTGCACTCCGCTATCAGGCAGGCCTCCTCTATCGGCATCTCGGCCCCGCCGCAGTCGGCGAACACCTGAATCTGCTCGTTGCTCATTCTCATAGTTTCACCCTGAATTTCTCCCTCATTCTCTCTATCGACTTTTCCTCAATTCCATGAACGCTTTCGCCCCCGTGACGGTTCTCGCAGCATATCACGTGCACCCGGTAATTGTATCTCCGCCCCAGGTCGATGTATTCCTGAACGTCACCGTCTTCGGCGAAGACGTTGGCGACCGCCACCCGCTTCACGCCGTTTTCAAGGGCCATCTTCACTCTGTTGTAGCACTGGTTCGCCGCATGCGGCATCTTTTTTGAATCCCACGCGTATTTTCCTTCGCAGGTGGCGAAATAGTCGTCGTTGGAGTATGTCTCGTCACACAGGCACCTCGCCAATGTCGTCTTGCCGCTCCCAGGCATTCCACGGCAGACAAGCAGCACGCCTCCTTCGGGCGGCGGAGGGTCGAAGAGCGGCATCGCCTTGATGGTGTTGGACGCCAGGAACTCACGCCGGGCGAATATCGGCTCAAGCCACGAGAGGTGCATCTCACGAACCTTCGGATCCATCGTGATGACGCCCGCCTCCATCCTGGGGTTGTTGGCGAAGTTCGCAGACCCTATGCAGCTCCACGTTCTCCCGTCGTCAGCGAGGATAAGAAAGCCCTTGGCGTGGTTGTTGTAGAGCACGACCTTTTCGGCGTGCTGCTGAAGCACCGCCACCGCCGCTCCGGCGGACGACTTCATCTGGTTGTGGCACAAGACCCGTATCGAGGCAATGTGGCCCTGCTCCCTCAGGGCTATGACCGCCCTCACGGCAGCCTCGCCCAGGTTCCACGTGAACGCCTCCACCCGGCAGTTCATGGCGTGGTTCGACCTCAGGACGTAGGCAAGGAGCTCGTACAGGCTCCAGCTTCCGGCCGTCACGAAGTGAGTAGTCCTTCCAGGGGCCAGCTCGCCAACGGCCTCGGCCATCGTGCATTCGCGGTCGCTGGAATAGAAGACGGTTTCCTTGTCTTCGCTGACTGCGCTTCGAGCGGTCACGACTTCGGGGAGAGAGGTATCGAAAAGAGGCATTTTTTCACTCCTTAAAACTAGCTACTATATGTATGCTTAAAAATTTTATGACCCATCGACTCCTTCGGGCGCCCACGGCCCCCCAAAAAATTTCAAAAAATCCTTTTATTTTTATTCACTTTCATTCACTTTGTGCATGATTATTCTTCGGATGGCTTTCCTGAGGTCAGGGATGCGCCGCCGTGGGATACCGCAGGCCTTAGCCGCCTCCGTCCAGGTCATGCCGTCCATGACAAGCCTGGCGACCCTGGCCATGTCGTCCGGCAGGGTGTCGATGACGCCCTCCACGCCGTGGTCGGGGGTGAATGGGATGGTCTCGGACAGCTCCTCGCCTGAAGCCGCGTGGAGCTCGAACCGCCGCCAGGACTTGCACGCCGCGCGGATGAGGGCGGCCACGTAGGTGGAGACGGCGAAGCCCTTGGACGGGTCATAGCGGTAGTCCTGTATGACCTTGCTGACGATGTAGTCGACGGCTTCGTCCTGGGGGGCCTCGGGGATGAATTTTTTGGCGCATTTGACCGCCTGGCGAAGAAGAAAATCGGCGTGCGACGCCGGGAATGGCGGGCGGTCGTCTGGCATTGGCGAATAAGTCTGGAAAAATGTTGATTGACAAACGTTTATGGTATAATAATATAGCACAAAATGTTTAGTAATCTTAATTTTCGCCTATGTTTTGTGAGATATTTTCAGGGGTATGTCGGGCCGAAAAAAAATCGAAAAAAGTGAAAAAAATGCGGG